CTTTACCCCCGTTGGGGGCCTCCAAAATTTTGAACCCTTAACTACTCTACTTATGGATAAAGATGCCACTACTCCTTTAGTCGAACCCAAAAGTATAACACCCACTCTGCCTGCTGTAAGCAGCGGACCTCAAACATACGAAGACAGTGTCGCGTTAATTGAACAGCTACAGGCTGAACCTGATCTCGGCAACATCAAAACCGGCCTTAATAAGCTTCATACATTTTTCAAGACACGAATTGGCAAACGTGCAGCCGAGAAGGCAAAAGATGGGGGTGAAGCTGTACGCACGGCAATTTCAACCGGTCGCAACTTCAAGGCATTTGAACCAAAAGCCGTTACTCCACCAGGACACATCAATGAAAACCCATGGAAATAACGAGCTGCAAAGTGCGTTTAAGGTTATATCAGTTGGGAAATCATTTCGTCGTGCTGTACCCCGTCGCATAAGCTCAATTCGCCCTTTTAAACACATCGAGAACTTCGACGCTAATTGGATGAAGAAAGCAGCCTATGCTCACGCCGATCTTAGTGAGTATAACGACTGTTGGACGGGTGAAATGGCGATGCGTCCAATTCCATTCGTTTCAACCGATCAAAAACCTTTGCGTACTCAAGATTTATTCAACAAGTATATAGGCGTCGTATTCGATTATCTTTTGCCAAAGCTTCTTCCCGCTTATCAAACCATCAATAAGGTGTCCTCATTAGGCTATCCCATTAGCGCAAATCCTGGCACGGGTTTGAACGAACGCGGCATAAAGGAATGGCAATCAAAGTTTGACGTAGTGCTTGATTTATTTATTCCAATGCAAGAAGGTGATTTCTCGCTATACAAAGAGGGTTATCACACCATTGGAGTACGTAAACAAAATGAACCACCCGATAAACTGCGCGATTTTCAATTCATTGATTCCAACGGCAGTATCTTTCAACTTGAAGTCGGTGCCAAGGAACGGGAAATCGAAGTGCCACAGCTCGGTACCATGATTGGAAGTCGTACTCGCACCATTGTACGCCCGCCGGTGGTGAACCTTTGGTTACAATGTTGGGATACTATCCTTCATAACGCCATTCTCGCTCACCCACTGTTCGATTCAAATGTCTATGTACACACGGAGTGTCCTAGCGACTCCCATTTCGTTACATTCGATTGTAAACACTATGAGCGGTATCTCGGTTTGTGTGCCATCTCCTATGCTGAGGCGGTTGGCGGTCGATATGGAGAACAACTGAATCAGTTAATTCACTATCCATTTATCGTACCATCCTCAGATTGGAAAAGGTTCTTCGAAATCACTCCTCAGTATCGCCCTGGCGTCTATCCGCAATTTTCATCTGGTTTATCACCAGTTGCACCGTTGGGTAAGCTGACAAATATTTGCGTTCAAGTCGCCTATTTCGTCGAGGTAAAG